AAACCTACGGTGGAAACACGTATCTGGCTATCCCAATCTCGCGAACGAACATTGAGCAGGGCCAGGATATCTCTCGGGCCGCAATCACAGTCACTCTACCAGCTGAGACATCGATGCTCACTCAGTTCATATCTGCGCCTCCGACTGATGTCATTAATCTCACCCTGACGCGTTATCACGAGGGTGACGGGAACGCAATTGTAGCGTGGGTAGGGCGGATAGTAAATATTGGCTTCGATGGTTTTTCGGCTGAGGTGTACTGCGAGTCCATCCACACCTCGTTCCGGCACCCAACCGGTCGCAGAGTCTACCAAATAAACTGCCCCCACGTGCTTTACGGCGCGAGCTGTGGGGTCACCCAAAGCTCATACAAACTCACCACAACACTCAGCGCAATCAGCGGGCTTGATATCACGAGTACCGATTTCGGGCTAGAGGTGGACGGGTACTACTCCGGCGGGATTGTCGAGCTAACATCAGGTGGGCTAGTGACCAAACGATTTGTGACAAATCACGTGGGTAACGTGATAACGCTCAACCTGGCGTTGACCGGAGCGTACGTCGGGGTGTCTGTTGACGCATATCCGGGCTGCGACCATAGCACTACAGCATGTAATAGCAAATTTAGCAACATCCTTAACTACGGTGGGCAGCCTTTTTACCCCGAACGCAACCCTTACGAAACGGTGATTTTCTAATGTGGGTTACCATTCTAGTTTCCGCTCTGATCTCGATTGGCGTTGCGATAGCGGCCTACGCAATGATGCCCGGCGCTCCCAAACCTAAGCCTGCGTCGCTAACAGACGTGTCAGCGCCAACCGCAAACCAGGGCTTACCAATCCCCGTTGTGTTTGGCACCGTCCGTGTCATGAGCCCAAACGTGGTGTGGTGGGGTGACCTCCACTATGAACCAATAAAGACGTATGTTTTATGAAGCGGCTACTTTACAGACACTGCAAAGCCCTACGGTATTGTGACATCGGCATCGAAGATTTTTTAGCCCAGCACGGTATGACGCTTGTCGAATTTATGCAGAACGGGGTTTCCGCCGAGCTAGCCCTATCCTGGGATGACGCGATGGTCAATCGGGCGCTGGAGTACGCGCAGGGGGATCCTGATAATGGGTAAAGGGACGGAGGTAACCCTCGGGTACAAATATTATCTAGGCATGCATATGATCATATGCCACGGCCCGGTGGAGTCGATAAACCGGATCTACGTTGGTGAGAGGCTCGCTCGTAGCTCTCCAATATCGTATGACGGGGTCGAGAACCCTATAAAATCGTTTTTGATGAGCGCTCCGGGGCTGTTTGGTGGGCTCGCACAAGGCAAAGAGGGAGGCGTTGAAGGCCCTGTAGATATTATGTTTGGCGCGGATGACCAAACGCAATCCGATTATTTGCTAACCCAGGATGGTATGACCGCGAGCAACCTACCCGCTTTCCGGGGTGTTGTATCATGCGTCTTAAAAGGCACCTATGTTGCTGCGTACAGCCCGTATCTAAAACCCTGGGCTTTCACGGTACGTCGGATCCCCGGTAAGTCTTGGTACTCCGCCAAGGCAACGATCAATATCAGCGGGGACGATGCCAGCGCAAACGGCGCGCATATCCTCTACGAGGTGTTGACTAACGCTGATTGGGGCTTGGGGTACTCGGCAGCCCTGATCGACGATGCCTCCTTCCGCGCGGCCGCAGACACTCTGTATGACGAGGAGTTCGGGTTGTCCCTGGTGTTGACGGGACAAGAGCCTATAGAAGAATTCGTCCAGCAAATTCTCCGGCATATCAACGGAGTTGTCTACACCGACCGCACTACCGGCAAGTTCACACTCGTTTTGATTCGAGATGATTACTCGGTTCCCGCACTACCTGTATTCAACGAGAGCAATGTTATCAAACTGGACTCCTTCCAGCGTAGTTCATACGCAGAGCTGATAAACGAGGTCACAATTGTGTACAGGGAGCGCGGATTTTCAAAAGACTCCGCTGCTACCTTCCAAGACCTGGCGTCTATCCAAGCGCAGGGCGGGATTATCGCCCAAATAATACAGTTCCCCGGTATCGATAATCGAGCGATTGCGGAGAAGGTCGGGATGCGCGAGTTGCGACAACACTCTACTCCGCTGGCTCAAATGCGTCTGGTTGTCAATCGACAGGGTTGGGATATCAACCCAGGTGACCCGATCGTGCTCGAGTGGCCAACGCTAGGCATTGCCTCGATGGTCGTGCGCGTGGTTAAGGCCGACTACGGTGACGTGCGTGACGGCAAGATCCAGCTGGACTGTGTGGAGGATATCTTTGGGTTACCAACGGCATCTTACTACACCGCCGCTGAGACAGGGTGGGTGGACCCGGTGGGCGCAGCGGCTCCGGTGACAACAGCCAAACTAAGCGAGGCGACCTACTACGAGATCGCAACGGGCTTCCCCGGCGGGCAGGTTGCAATCCAAAACTTGACTGCGGCTACCTCGTTTTTGGTGTTTTTGGCAGACCAACCTGTCGTGTCACCTAGCTACCAACTGTGGGCAAAAACGGCTACCGGTGATTACCAATACCGGATAGACGGGTCCTATACACCAAACGTAACGCTCTCTAACGATATCTATTACACAGACGAGGTCGATATCGCAACCTCGATAATGCCTTTTGAGGCTCAGTTTGTCCAGGTGGGGTCCTACGGGTTTATCAACGACGAAATCGTCCGTATCGACGCAATTGACACAGATAACAACCTTGTCACTTTGGGACGGGGGTGTATAGATACTATCCCTGCGCAACACTCGGCCGGGGATACACTGTGGTTTGGCAAAGGACTCTGGGGTATCGACTTTTCGCCCTTTGGGGCCGAGACTATTTACGCCAAGGCCCTTGTACAGACGGGGTCGGAACTACTCGATATCGGGTCTGCGACCGAGGAGACTACGACGCTCGTAGGACGCCAGTATAAGCCTTATCCAGTGGCTAACGTTACTCACGGGGACTCGGACTGGTCTTTCCCGCAGCAAACTTACGGGATAATATCGGGGTCACCTGGGATACGATTTAAATGGGCCGACCGCAACCGATTACAGCAAACGGTTCCCGGGATTATCGCTGACTGGTTTGACTCCACGATCACCGTCGAGTCGGGTGTTACCTACAGCCTGTCCCTGTACGGTGAAATGGATCTGTACCGATCGGCGAGTCGTGTCGTAGACCCCGCCGGGGGAAATCTGTATGATTGGACAACCGAGGTAGCGGATAGCGGACTATCAATTTATGACCCGGTGGGGTTTGAAAATCCGAGCGCGACAAAACATCCCGATATCGCGTGTTGCCTAGCTAACACGAGTCGGTATAAATCTGGTGTATCGGGGGTAGTCGATAGCTCAACAAATATCACGTACACCAACGGTTTTGCTCATTTTGACGGTACCTCATACATTGAGGTATCCAACGATATCGCGAGTACCGGTTGGACGATGCTCTCGCTCATATTTAACCCTACAGCTGAGGGAGACGACGAGCAGGTCATCCTCGGTATCTACGGCGATCTGGTACCGGTTCCGACTCCCACGGAGTTCGGACCGCTCCTCGTAATCAGTTGGCTAAAAGCCACTAACGCACTTGTAGTGCGGGTCGACGCAGACTATCTTGTCCGTACCGGTGTCGTTGGCTACGCGCGCCCTGGGGTCAATAACGAACTTTTCGTATTTTTTGAAGAGCCTATTTACGCAGGCGGGGACGCCCCAGGGTCGCCATCGATTCGTAGCGGGTCGATAGACGTGACGATGAATGACCAAACTGTCACTACGCGCGGGTCATCTTGGGGGCTATTAGGAGCGTCTAAACCCTGGACACTGGGCTGTGGTTGGGAATCGAACGCTTCCACGCGGACAAATTTTTTCCGGGGCAGCATGACCGATTTCCGCTTGTGGCGGCCCGCCGCAAGTTCGACGATTACCACGAGCGACATCTGGGATTCGGCCCGTGAGCGTGCAAATCGATCTTACCGAGTCAAAATAGAGACAGAGAGAGACGTTGCGTCTTTACAGACGTATGATTTTACAGTCCCGTATCGCGCCGGTTGGGGCCTAAACTGGGGCAACGACTGGGGCGGGAGGTTTTAGGTAATGTCAAAAGTTACGGATACGCGAACCGGAATATCCATGGGTTGGGCGAGTGGTCAAGACGGCTGGGGTGCCGACATGAACACCAATATCCAAACCGGGTTATTATTCCTCACTCAACCAAATGTCCTGGATAAGGATCTGACCGCCCCACCTGGGTCGCCCACAGCCGGAGACACCTATATTGTCGGCGGTTCCGCGACGGGTGATTGGTCGGGCGAGGACGGCAATCTCGCCAAATACTGGCAGGGATACGCCGACTCCAGTCCAGAGTGGAAATTTTTTGACATGTCCACCGAGCAGGAGGGCGTTGTAGTTTGGGTCGCGGACGAAAACCGCGCATACGCTTGGTCCGGGTCCGCTTGGGTTGCGAAGGATACGATCTCTATTAGCCTATCCTCAGCGTCCAATACCGCTCTGGGGGCTAGCCACTCTGGGGCTAATAAACTCCGTTTGTATACGGTGCCAAGGGCGTTGACGCTCCTTGCGGTCAAAGCCACCTGTAGCGCGGTTACGGTAACCACGGGGGTATCTATCGACGTGTACCGCGAGAGTGGCACTCCAGCCTCCCTGTTATCCGCTGCTATGACGATTACAACAGCTCTGGCTGTCGTAGACGGGACCGTATCGATCTCTGCTTTGGCTGCGGACGACGTACTTGGTTTACGCGCTACCACGCAGACCGGCGACGACCTGACAAACGCATCGGTAACGCTTTACGCAATTGAGGCTTAGCATCATATTGGGGGAGAGTGGAGTTGCAGGATGGAATCGAACGAGTTAGTAAAAGCCACATTTGAAATTGTACGTGAGATCCAAAAAGACTTAAAGGTCCTGGCAGAGGGAGTTACCAAAGCTGGTGAGTATCGCAAAAGCCACGATGCTCGTCACGACCTGATCGAGAGTCGTTGCCACGAGCGGCACAAATCCCACGACAGAGGGCACGCTAAGCTATTCACCGTGTTGTTGGCTGTATTCATCGCGCTACTAGGAGCGACAGGATATGCCTGGCAACGAGTGTTATCTAGTGAGGAGGTAGCGTCCGATGCGTCTATCCAGACACTTCCGCAGCCGTGAATTTGAGTGTCCGTGCTGTGGCAAGCTCGGCGTGTCGCAGATTTTGGTGTGCGAAATCCTGGAGCCCATCCGCGTGCATTTTGCTCGCCCGGTGTACATAAGCGAGGGCGGTGGAGTGCGCTGCGAGGACTACAACAAGCGGATCCGGTTCTGCGATGCATGCGGGGCAAACTACCATGGGTGGACTTGCGAGGACTGTGGTAGACTAGGGACACAGAGATCGGCTGTCAATAGCTGGCATATGCGCGGCACGCAGGCGGATATCTCAATTGCTGGAGTAACCCCGCAACAGGTACAGCAGTTTGCTCGCACCTTACCAGCGGTGACTAGGTTAGGCTGTTACCGGGGGTTTACGCACGTTGGCCACGGGGGGTCAACTTTCAAAGAGTGGGAAGGATAAAAAATGCAGTTGGAAGTCGTAGTCAAATGGTTGAAGGCCCTATTGCCCGCCTTTCTAATCCTGGTAGCTTGTGCCGCGCTCTTTCTCGGAATTGCAGGGATGGGCGAGTGGTCCGCTGCGTGCGGGTCTATACTGGGGTTGTGGTTTGCGTCAAAAGGGTATGGTGCGCTAAAAGCAAAGCGAGCCGAAAAATGATCGGCTGGGTCCGCAAGACTTGGGCTTGGCTCGTTGGCGCGCCGGTAGTTGTAGTTGTTTTGGGCGCGGTGTTTGGGTGGTTCCGCCGAAAACCGGATTCGGGTCCGGTAGTAGCCCCGCCGACCAAAGAGCAGGCAGACGCGGAGCACGCAAAGATTGATAAGGCCGAATCCGAGCGAAAGACCGAAATCGACAGGGAGATCGACGAGGAGTTGAAGGATGTTTTGGAAAAGTTTGGTGGTTAGTGGTGCGTTGGTTTTTTGTTCGTGCGCGACTAGTAGACCGGTTACTACGATATCTGAGTCGGTGGCTAAACCTTACCTAACCCTGAGTGATGGGTGTGAGTACGATTCGGAGGCGGATATAGTAACGTGTGCTCCCGAGACTTTCCGATCGGCTTTGACCGAGAGCGCAGAGCAAACCCGGGAATTGCTCAAGCTGCGAGCCGAGTTAGACGCGGCAGAGGCCCACGCTAACGTAGCCGACTGGTTTTGGCGGGGGCAGTTTGAGGAGGAGCAACGCAAACGGAAAGTTGAGACAGGTCGTAAATACACCTGGGGTGCCGTTGGGGTGGTTATCGGCGCGGTAACAACGGTTTTGGTAATACTATCCGCCAACTAGTCCACCTCTATTTCGATCGATTTCCAAAAAATCTCATTATCCAACTCAATAAAAACGCTAACTACATTGTGCGAGCATTCTGCGCGTGTAGCTACGAGGTCTACAGAAGCCCCAGTTGCCGACATGTGGGTAACGAGGAAATCGTCTGAACTACGCTCAAACACCAAACCACAGCCGTTTATTTGGAACCGAATCGGAGTCCCCACGGCCACAGGCTCGCAGTACTGGTCAGTTGGGATTACCGTGACGGCTAGGTTGTCCCCCTCCGACGGACGCGTTGGCGAGGCTACAAGGCTGAGAGAGTAGGGCTCCCTGCCCTGTCCGCAATCACCCAGATCGGCCCCACCACAATTTGCTAACAACACGAAATTCAATACCAAAATAGCTTTTTTCATTTTCTTACCCTCCCTTGTTCTATTCTTAACTTAGCAAATCTCGCACTACAAGTCAAGGGCTATTTCCACATTTTTATTTTGCCTGGGTAAAGTCGCTTACGAACGAGGTCGGCCATATCAGCAAGTGCTTTTTTGCGGTCGCCACCGGAGCGCTCTATAGCGTAAGCAGCGCTATCAACAGCGTTGGATACGAATTCGGGAGCGTCTACAGCACAAGACGCGCACGCAGCGCTGTGAGCAGCGTCGGAAGCGCCGCGAGCCGCGTCAGAAGCGGTATAGGCAGCGTCGGAAACGCACGGGTCCTCGACGCGATAACACGCATCGGCTGCGGCGCTACTAGCTTCTCTACACTCCTCTAAAGTAGCCTTCCCCTCCGCCCAACGACGGGCAGTCTCAACCGCCACTCTAGGCCTGTTTTCTGTATCTGGTACCAAAGGTAAAGCCATCCCCGCACAATCACAGGCCGCCAATACTATCTCCTGGAGGTTAGGCCAGCCCGGTTTGCCGAGATGCTTCGTGGCTATCCAGAGTAGCGCAGCCCCGTTTTGGCAGGTATCCCAGGCAACTTGCGGGTCAGTTATTGAATCTTTGTCAATCCAGTCGATTGACGCAGGGTCGCAGATGCAATCTTTGAGTAGGTAGTTATAAAGGTCAGTTTTCATTTTTTCCTCTCCTATTTCTCACAGCTCGGGCAATACCGCGGCCCATTGAATTCGCTGAACAAGCCTTTGGTTCGCCCGCCACACTTGTTACAAACCGCGTTATCTGTATTTGGGGCGGTCGCTTTGGCCGGTTGCGTCGATGTTTCCTGCACGTCGTGTCGCACAAGGAAGCCCTTACGCATAAGCTGGACAAAGTCCCATTCGTACATAAATCCGGTCCCACTTCCAACATTTAGCCGTGGGGAGTACCACAGAATAGCATATCCAACTCTAGTAACAGTGATTATACGTGCTGTGTCGAATTTCGCAGGACCAACCACCCTATACCACTCTTTCGCAACCCGAAATTTATCCCCAACTTTGATATCAATGTTCACAACTCACCTCCTATTTCTCACACGATGGGCAATACCGCGGCCCGCTGAATTCGCTAAACAGCCCCTTGGTACGCTCACCACACTGGTTACAGACTGCGTTATCTGTATTCAGGCTGGTAGCTTTAGCTGGCTGTAAAGAGGGCTCCTGTACGTCGTATGGTACTAAGAAGCCATCGACGATAAATTTGTGGAACACTTCGAAAAACTGTATCCCATCACTAGGGTGCCCGCATATTTGCGGGTAATACGAAATGCCAGAGGCAGCTTCGGTAACGGTGATTATGCGTGTCGTGTCGAGTTTCCATGAGCCGAACAGTGGGTGTCTTTCCTTCGCAACCCGGAATTTATCTCCGACCTTGATATCAATACTCACAACTCACCTCCTAATCAGGCAGCGAACCCAGAAGACCTTGGGCAAGCTCTCGCCACTCACGCCTTTCCCTAGGGTCCCT